CAAAGCAAAGCTTGCAGTCTTGGACCAGATCTATAAAAACTTTGAAAGTAAAATTGAAGAGAAAGAAAAAAGATCACCAGGTAATGCAAAAGGACAAACTGCAATATTATCTTTCAATGCAGAGACAATAAAAGTTTTTCTAAGTAAAGCAGGTCTTGGTTATGCAATGAAGAGATATGTTACCAATCTTAGAAAGAGTACAAGAGTAGTTGATGTAGAAGGCTGGAAGTATATTCCACTTTTAAACTTAGCACAAATCAAGAAGACCGATATTAGAAAGGTTGAATCTGGATATAACAAATATATAAACAAGAAAAAGTAATTTTAAATGGCCGGATTTTTAGATCGTTTTGGACCCTTTAGTAAAAGATTTTCGGTATCGAAATCTTTACAGACACTGAGTAGCCTCGGAATGAAGTATGATGATATGATTATACGTAATTCACAGGCGATTGGTGTGACCGAAGATAAATTCGGATATACCATGATTAATCCCTATGGATTAGAAAATGAGGATTACTGGTACCCATTTGCTGCGCTATCTATGGCTGATACGACTCTTAAAAAGAGTATCAGTTTTTTCATACAACAATATCCTCAGAAAAGAATTGAATTAAGAAAATTCGCTACTCAAGATGAGATAGAAGATATACTTGATACACTATGCGATGAAGCAGTTGTATATGATAGTAAGAACTACTTTGCGTATCCAGATGCATCACACATCGGCCTATCGGATGACGTCCAGAAATATATTATAACAGCATACAATCAAATTTACCAATACTTCGGTTTCACACAAGATCAGTCAGGTTGGTATTATTTTAGAAAATGGTTAATTGACGGATATCTTTCTTTTGAGATTATTTATAATGATGACCAAACAGAGGTGATCGGTTTTAAAGAAATCGACCCAGTTACCTTAATGCCTGCTGTTGATAAAGAAACCAATAAGAAGATTTGGTACCAGCATAAAAACGATCCAGTTAAACAAAGAAAGCTATACGATACACAGATCATATATCTTTCCTATTCAAGTGTTGCTACAAATGAGAGAGTCTCTTACGTAGAACGCCTTGTCAGAGCCTTTAATCTATTACGTATAATGGAGCATACAAGAGTAATCTGGGCTACCATGAATGCATCATACAGAATGAAGTTCTTGATTCCAGTTGGTGGTAAATCTAAAACCAGAGCACGTCAGTCACTTGGTCAATTAATGAATAACTACAGAGAAGTTGTTGATTTTGATTTTGATTCAGGTTCAATGGTAGTAAATGGTAAACCAATGATGAGCTTCAATAAAGAATATTGGTTACCTTCTAAAGATGGTGAGCAACCAGAAATTGAAACTCTAGCAAATGACGGCCCAGACTTAAGTGACACAGATGCTCTTAAATACTTTCATGATAAACTAAAACTGGCTTCTAAAATTCCATTTAGTCGTTTTGATAAAGATAGTCCTGCTACATATGAAATGACCGCAGAAGGTCTTATCAGAGAAGAGATTAAATTTAGTAAATTCATTAACAGATTAAGATCTTCTTTCCAGGAGTTACTGGTTAAACCATTATACATTCAAGTTTGTTTGAAATTCCCAGAGTTACTTAAAGACATGAATCTTAAGTCAATGATTTCAATTCAATATAACAAAGATAATATGTTTGATGAGTTGAAGACAATGGAAATAATGCAGAAACGCTTAGATTTTATTTCAGCACTTAAAGATAATCTAGTTGAGACAGATTCTGAAATGAATGATGTACCATATTTTGATTTAGACTTCCTGGTTAAAAAATATTTAAAGATGGATCCAAGCGATCTTGAACAGAATGCAGCAACCAAAAAACGCAAAGAGGAAGAAAAGAAAAAAGAAGGTGGCGGAGATGAGCTTGGGCTTGGCATATAAAAGTCGGAATACCCCAAAAAACTGAATATATACAAAAAATCGTGTAACATAAACATGGCAGATAACCAATACTTACTGGTCGTAGAACGTTCCAGTTCAGAACTTTCATATAATAACGAAAGTGGTGAATATATCTTAGAAGGAATATTCGGCGAAATCGGCGTTAAAAACAAAAACAATCGCATCTACGATGAAAGCGAATATGTGCCGCAAATCAAAGCTCTACAAGAGAAAATTAAGGGTGGCAAATTACTTGGTGAATTAGATCACCCTAGTAATTTTGACATATCACTTAGAAATGCATCTCATGTTATTGAAAATCTAGAGTACGATCAAAATAGCAAGCAGGTGAAAGGTCGTATTAGACTTTTGAATACCTCTTCTGGCCGTGAGGCTAAAGCTCTTGTTGATGCCGGAGTACCTATTCATATTTCAAGCAGAGCGGCGGGTGTAGTAGAAAGCAATGGTCATGTAAAGATCAAAAAGCTATTTACATATGACTTAGTAGCAGATCCTGGTTTTGAAAACGCAGAATTAAAAAGAGTAAATGAATCATACGGCTTAGAAGCAGATGATAACGTACAGCTTTTTGAGCTACCTGGCACTTTTAACTTCGATAAATATAACATAACAGAAAATAATTACGCTAGCATGTCTGAGTACATTAAAAATGAGGACTTTAATAAATACACCCAATACTTAGCAGGTGAATTTACTAAAATACACGAACAAATTAAAGGTGTTAAAGAAAGTGCTTCTACAAATACAAACCCAACAGAAGGTATTGTAAAGTACACTGAACATATCGCAGAGAAGGTAAATGAGCTACACGCTTATACTAATTTCTTGGCCGAGAATCTAGATAACGCAATCACCCATAATGACCACATTGTTGAAGGTGTTAATAACATGGAGAGATTCATGAATTACGTTGCAGAGAAAGCCGATCAAGGTATTCAGTACACTGAAGCAGTAGCAGAGAAAGCCGATCAAGGTATTCAGTACACTGAATCAATTGCTCAGAAGTCAGAAAAGGTTATAGAGTTCTCTAATTACCTATCTGAAAATCTAGATAAATTAGCTCAGCATAACGATTACTTAACAGAAGGTCTTAATAACGTCGTTAAATTCGCAAATTATCTAAAAGAGAATCTTGAAACAGTCGGTGGTTATAGCAATTATGTAGGTGAGAATCTAGATAAATTAAACAAGAGACTAACAGGTGTTAACGAAGAAGCTCCAGCACCTGCTGCAGTTAATACAGCAGCTAATACTATCGCAGTACCTCAGACTGACGATTACAAAAAATCAATTACAGAAAAACTACAACTTTTAATAGAATCTGCTCAGAAGCAAACAGCAGTACCAAAAGGTGAATTGCAATTCTTAAACTTCTTAACTGAAGATAAGAAAAGTCAATTTCAATCCCTAAACGAGGTTATTAAGAATGAACTTGTTCAAGCTTATGGCACGTCAAAGGATTATTTCTCTGGCAATGTTGCCAATGAAATCTTCGAATCAGTGGTTAATAGAGATGCAAATGTTCCTAACTTCATCAAGCACATGCCTGTTGAATATAAAGAATCATGGTCAAATCTAACAACCGGTAGAAAAAATGAGATCGTATCCGAATCTACTCGCTACAACCTGTCAACAGAATATCAGATTACTAATTTCTGGCAGACACGTGATTTAAGAAACAGACAAGTTCAAGTTGAACGTATCAATGAATCTAAATCAGCAGCAACAGAAGAGGTGAAAGGTTATCAAGTTACTAATGATTTCTTAGAAGGTTTTCAAACTCAACTACAGGGCAGATTTGCAAAATACACCAAAAAATAAAAACAAAAAATAAAAAAACTCAAAACTCATGTTACAAATGATTAATGAAGCGGAAATTAAAGCTACATGGGCTCCAATCATTGAGAGTGCTACTGGTATCAGTGACACTAGCAAATTAGAATGGATGTCTAAGTATTGCCATTTCCACAAACTTGCCGAAGATTCTGGCATGGTGAACGAAAGTGTATACAACTATGTTCACATGAATCCTGGAATGAACGTACCTGGAATGGGCGCAGTATATGCACCTGGAGCTCCTGGAATGAACGTTGATTTCCAATCACAAACAAAAGGTTCTGGTGACAAACCATTCAGCTTACTTCCTCTTGCTATGCAAGTTGCAGCTCAGACTGTAGGTTTAGATCTAGTTCCAGTAGTACCAATGGGCGGACCATTCGGTATGTTAACTTATCTTGATTTCCCTTATGCTGGTGGTGATTTGACTAGATTAGGTCAAGCATCTGGCTCTATGGGCGGTGCAGACGGACGTATTGCTCCAATCATGATTAAAGCTGATCTTTTCGCAGATTTTAACACGGCACCTGTTGCAAACGATGTTCTTTATGTAACTGATGGCGCTAGTGTTCCAGTTGTTCCTTATCGTTTCACAGTTGTAGGTCGTTCTCGTATTGACGGTTTTGTTATCTTCAAAGTTGATAGCAACGAAGATACTGCAGGAATGACGTATCCTTCTACTTTCAGTGGAGGTAATTTAATGCAGTCAACTTACACAATCGCTGATGTATTTAATACAGCAGGCTGGTACTTATCAACTGACGCTACTACAGGTAATAATGTACTTGTAAGTGGAAGTGATATCAACGGATTCGGAGTTACTCCAGAGTTAGTTAAAGCTCTAGAAGATCACGTATCTGGTGTTACTGGACGTGGTTTCAAAGCTGGTGATGTTACTAGTAACGATCCATATTTGAGAGAAGAAGGTGAATCTACCAAAGAAAACCTTATGGGTCTTCAGTTGTTCAACAAGTCAATCTCTGCACAAACTGTACAAGTTGCAGCTGCAGTAACTCGTGAGCAAGTTCAAGATCTTAAGCAATATGGTATTGATGCCGTAGCTCAAGTTGAAGCTGTTCTTATCAATGAATTGACTCAGACTATCAATAAGCACATCTTAGATCGTTTATTCCGTCTTGGTGCTACAAACGCTAGTCAGATCTTCAGCATTGATGCTACAAACCTTAACTTGTACATAGCTGCTTCTGGTACAACTGCAATCGCCCTTGGTAAAGGTGCATATGATAACAATGCAGTTACTATCACAACAACTGCTACTACACCAACTGCTGGTGATAACACAGGTACTTTACAGCGTAAGATTATGAGTAAGATTCTTGCTGCTGCTAACCTTATCGCTATCCGTGGTCGTCGTGGTGCTGCTAACTTCGCCGTTACAAACGGTCAATTAGCTTCAGCTCTACAAGACATCGCTGGATTTGTTCCTTATCCATTAAGTAACACAGTAAGTCAAGCTGCTGGTTCTCTTTATCCAATTGGTTCTGTTGCAGGTGTTAACATTTATGTTGATCCTAACATGAGCTGGAATGATAACCGTATGCTTATCGGACGTAAAGGTGATGCTAACTCTCCTGGTCTTGTTTTCATGCCATACTTAATGGCTGAATCAGTTCAGACTATCGCAGAAGGTACAATGGCTCCTAAGATCGCAGTTAAATCGCGTTATGCTCTAGTAGAAGCAGGATTCTTCCCGCAAATTTACTATCTAACAATCGGTATTAATTTCGGTTCATACTCAATCATCTAATTTTAGACAGATATAGTATAACAAAAAGCGCTCCATATGGAGCGCTTTTTTAATGTTCCAGTATATGATATATAGACTATAACAAAAATCAAAACAAAAAGATATGAAAATTTCTATTCCAGTTTTAGACAAATATATTAGTACCTGTAATACTTCGGGTGCTACACCATTATTTGAAAGTTTTAAAACAGAGACTACCGAGTCTATAAAAGGTATTGACCCGATTGTATTTGAAGCCTATCGTGACTATGTAAATGAATCACGTATCATTAGTTTATTTGAGTATAATGCTATTAAATCATATTCAGAATTTTTAGAGGGTGAAGAAACACCAGAAGAAGAGGAGAAAGAAGAAGCTCCAGCTCCTGAAGCAACTGAAGCCCCAGAAGAAGAGGAGAAAGAAGAAGCTCCAGCTCCTGAAGCAACTGAAGCCCCAGAAGAAGAGGAGAAAGAAGAAGAATCTGAACCAGCTTCAGCTGAAGTAAGTGAGACTCCTGAAGAAGAAAAGAAAGAAGAGGAAGAAGAACATAAAGAAGAGGCTACAGAAGAAGCTAAAGCCGTAGATACAGAAGTTAAGCAAGCAGAGCATGGCCCAGAAGATGAGGCAAAGGTTAAAGAAGAGCCTGCAACTGACGATGAGTTTGGCATAGAAATTGATATAGAAGAAGTTGGTAAAGATATTGATAAAACATTTAACGATATTGAAGCAGAGATCTTAAAACTAGGTGAACCAGAAGAGCACAAAGACTCAGAAGGTGAAAAGTTAGTCGGCGAAGAAGAGTCAAAAAAAAACTCTGACACGATAAGTGAAGCAGCTGCGGAAGGAGGTAATATTTTAATTGATTTTCTTTTTAAAAGGCCAAAGGTTAAAAAATTAGTAGGCAAGACAACCGAACTTAAATTAAAAGCAATACAAGCTGAGATCAAAGCTCAGGAAATGGTTGATCAGAAAAATGAATTACTTGCTAAAAAGATAGAAGATCTTAAAGCAAAGAAAGCTAATCCTGACCAGCTTTCAAGAATGAAAGAAGTAGGCAAAGAAAAAATAAAAGACTTTGAGAAGACTTTAGGTAAAAAGACAGATGCTGTAGACGATGCAGTTAAAGAAATAGATAGCCAGGTAGATGAGCTGGCAACCTCAGCATATCTTCAAAAGGTTGTAACTAAAGCAAGAATTGAGCGTGAATTTGAACTAGCAAAAGCTAAAATGGCAAGTGCAGACGAGACAGAGCAGTCTGAACTGAAAGAGCGCATGAAAGAAAAGACTGACCAGCTTAAAGAAGTAGAAGACCAATTAAATTCAGAAGAAAGTAAAGCTGAAGCAGAAAAGAAAGAAATAGGTTTAGATCCTAAAGAATTTATAGCTCTAGATGAAATTAACACAAAACTAGATGTAATCAAAGACAAACAAGCAGTACTTAGAAAAAAAGGCGGTGATCCTGCGGCTAAAGAGAAAATAGCTGAACTACAAGAACCAAAACATAAATTGTGGGTAGAAGCAAGCGGTATTATAGAAAAAGTAAAAGATAAAGACAAGAAGGCTTCAATGTACCACGGTCTTACCGGTCAACAAGAAATAAACAACAAGGCTGAACTTGAAGATTACATAGACACTAAAGCAAAAGGAGAGCCAGAAACAACTAAAGCTCCAGAAACAACTAAAGCTCCAGAAACAACTAAAGCTCCAGAAACAACTAAAGCTCCAGAAACAACAACTGAGCCAGAAACAACTACTGAGCCAGAAACAACTAAAGCCCCAGAAACAACAACTGAGCCAGAAACAACTACAGCTCCAGAAACAACAAC